GTAAATTATGGGGATGGTTACAGCCGTGTGATCAAACCTATGCCAGGAATTTTTAACAAATTAAATTACCTGAAGGAGGACCTGGCCCTTCTTTTAGGTGATAGAAGACTTATTTCAATGGACGAATGTGTCGAAGCGATGCCTGTACATAGGCGTAAGTGTTATCGGTTAGCACTCGAGAACATGTACAGGCATTTTCATGATGATCTGTGGGAAAACATCAAAGGGTTCACTAAGTTTCAGAGGGAGCAAAGTGGAGTGCCTAGGATGATTAACCCAAATCATGAAGAGGAGATAATTAAGCAAGGAGTTTATGTAAAGAGCTATGAGGAGGGTGGGCATCTGTCACTATATAGGGCACTTGATCAACTGTGGTATAAACGCAGGAATGTCGAGTACCCAGTGTGCAGTAAAGGGCTCAATCCTTTTGAGTGGGGAGTAATAGTGGCTAAGAAATGGGCGAGATTTAATGCTGGTAGGAAGTATACCAGCTTAGACTGTTCAAGATTTTCACAGCACGCATCAAAAGACTCTCTAGAATTCGTTGCTGAAGCTATCGATAAAGTGCTACCGGGCGCTTTTGAAGCATTGAGGCCTAAGAAGCGTAAGTGCGTGTGTCAAGTTCCAGATGAAGACGGAACTTTACATCGTGTTGTCGCTGAGGTGCCAGAAATGTTGAACGATGGGTCTCCATGGACGGCTTGTGCTGCACACGTGATTATTAATTTGATCATGATACACGAGCTGCCCGACATAGAAATTGAGCCATTGGATTGTGGCGACGACTTTGGCTTTATCAGTGATGAATCAATTGATCTGATAGAGTTGCAAGCAACATTAGTCAAATATGGGTTCCATTTGAAAGTGGAGGACTCAGAAGTGGCGGAGTTGAACAAACTTGAGTTTTGTAAGTCATCACCGATTTGTATAGGTGGTGCGTACAGGATGATACGTCGTCCAGAATGTTTGCAGAAAGATTGTGTGATGCTGTGTGGCAGCGATCAGTATGTTGATCGTATGTTTGCAGTGGGCATGGGTGGTTGCCACATCAATTGTGGAGTGCCTGTGTACCATAACTTCTACAGATGTCTTATTAGACTGTCTGGGTTGTTAAGGTTCAAGCCTAAGCACACAGCCATACTGTATGGACACAATTATACCTACTACACTGTAATGAAACAAGGTGTGGACAGGCGAAATTTGGCTGCAATAAGTTACACATGTGAAGACAGACTTGAATTCTACATGACCACAGGAATCGAGCCTCACATGCAAGTTATCATGGAGGAGTTCTATGACGAAGTCGAGTTCGGAGACAGTCCGACCGACTGGAACATTATGTGGTAATGGGGTTCTGTAATTAACGACCTAAAACGTATAGAGTACTAAGCAGAAAAGCGGAAAGTCAAGAGACTGCACGGGTCGACGTTAAGTATTACAGGATGTACAGTCCCATTCCTCTGAGTGGTATCCCATACATCAGAGAGAAAAGAAAGAAAAATGAGCGATTCACAGAAAATCGCAAAGAGAGCTAGGGCACGTGGAGAGCGTGTATCCGGTAAAATTATACAAGACAGAGTGGCACAGTCACGCATGGACAGAGCAATGTCACGTGCTATGCCCCAACAAATGCACGGTAGAGGCAACTATTTCACTAAAGCACTGAAATACGTTGATGACCGTGTGTTGAAGAAACTTCCCCGTGGCACCTTTAGGTCCATAGGGAAAACCGTGGCAGGAGGAGTTGGAGAGTCAGTGGGACATGCCATTGCCCAACTTTCCGGCCGCGGTGATTACACCATACAACGCAATTCCATCATGCAAGGAGTGGATGCGGATAATGGTGCAGGGAATGTTTCCTTCGCACCGTCAGGTGCAGCCAGGATCCGAGTGCAAAAACGAGAGTTCATCATGAACATCGTTGCACCAGAAGTTCCTGCCGAGTTCAACCAAACTCAACTCCGTTTACAAAGTACGGATACAGTTACATTCCCATGGTTGGCCGGCATTGCAGAACATTTCACGGAGTGGGAACTCCTTGGATGTGTGTTCACATATGAGTCAACTAGCAGCAACTACGCTGCAAACATGGCTTTGGGGACAATTGCAATGGCTACACAATACAATGCGAACGAGCTACCTTACAGTAACATGGAACAGATATTATCTGCGGCATACAATAGCCGTAGTAATCCAGCTGAATCCATGATGCATGGTATTGAGTGCGACCCAACTCTGCAAGCAAGCGAACACCTGTTCACACGCAGATTTGGAGCATCAGGCCCACCTAATCTATACGACCATGGTGTGCTTACCATCGCAACTGAAGGTTTGCCAGCAGATCCAGGTACAGTGCTTGGGCGAGTGTTTGTCAATTACGACATTGAGCTCAACATACCTGTACTGCCAAATGGCCATGTGTTTGATGGCGATTCATTGATTCTGGCACAACACAGCGGAAGTTCTACAACTGAGCCTCCAATGGGTAATGTGTCAGTCTTAGATATGGTTACCAATGAGACTGGATTAATATTCGGCACAGGACCCACAGCGGGTGTAAATGTGTTGGGTTTATCAAGTTCCAACGGACCATTGGCAAGACCGCAGCTGCCACCAGAGCATGCTGCATCGCTGGTTGCGTGGATGAGTGACTCAGCAATTGATTCTTCAATACAGTATATGTCGTTTGCTAACGCAGGCATCTACGTACTTGAGTTGATTGTGTCAGGATTCCCGGGCAACGTGAATCTGCCAGTGGACGTGTTTGGTGTGAAGACCATCAGCACAGATTGTGAAATTGCATCAGCTGTTACCCTCATGAAAGTGTTTTCTTATGGAAGTCAACAGCTCATGCGTTTTGAGATCACGTGTAAAGCCTCTGATCAATCTGTGTCATTGACTCGGCTTCTATTCGGAGCCACCAATGAAACAGTCACAATGACTATTCTGACCGTATGCGGTCAGACTTCAGCTAGGTGTTAGACACCGTTCTGGCCTCAAGTGGTCAGGACAAAGGTCCCACGAATTAAATGTCGATAATAAAGCTACCGACGTGGGTGAAAGATTGTATTAAGTTTTTCTGTTTGTACTACAACAAGCAGATGCGAGGGCTTTAGCACGGTTCTCGTGTACGTTAGCTGGCATATGATGTCAGCATTAACGCCAGAGTGTGCAACAATGTGAGTGTTAGGGACAGATTGATATGTCCAATTATTATTACACGATTATTGTACTCTGGCGAATTGTATTGTGATTAATTGAAACAGTGAGGATGTATTAACACACACACGGGTCTTGCGGACCGGTTGGGGAAACGGATTTTGAGTGTCCTGGGATCTCAACCAGTTCGTCTGAACACGTGTGTGAAAGTGGTACATTTCTCCACTGCGTCTGTGTGGACAGGCGCAAACATACTCAAGATATCACGGTGCAATAACATGCATTAACTATAAGTGTGTGGGTCCTATGACGCCACACTCAGCGGTAGACGCCGCGATAATATTACTATGAGAAGAAGAAACAGCATTTGTTATTCGTTGAGTGTCTTCGAATAAACTGATAGAGAGTACAAATCCGGGCATTTTTGACCCCTTGGTATCAAGTCCATAAACATATTTGTCTTATGTTGTGTAGTAGCCTGCTACAACTTATTTCTCAAGTTTACCTGCAAT